GCACGAAGGTCTTGCGCTTCCCGAACGTGACCTCGACACCGCCATCAACCGGCTTCGGGCTGAAGCCGCCCTTGTCCGGGATGGTCGGATCCGCGATCTTAGTCGCGACCTCAACAGCCTCATCCGGCGTAATGTTGTTGTTAGGGTGCGCCACCATGCGGAACGCCGCGCCCTTGTGGAGCGTTTGGTCGTCCGGCGAGTACTTCGGGACAGTCTTGCTCGAGTCGTTCGGGTCGGGCACGTCCGGGTTCTGGGTCGCGTAGGAGGCGTTAACGCCCTTGAGGAGCGCCGTCTTGTCGCTGACCTTCATCGGCTTGGGTCCAGCCACGGGCTTCGGTGGCGGAAGGCCGGCGCGCTGTGCCAGCGCGTCATCAAAGCCGTTACCCTGAACCATACCCATGGCGGCGGCGGCGAGCTTCTGCGGGGGCTCGATGCCCTGCGAAATCACTTTGCCGTGGTCGTCGGTGAAGCTGTATTGCAGCTGGCCCTCGGGCGTCTTGGTGATGTTGAAGTTCTTGCCGTCGGGGATGTTGGCGTACGCTTTCATCGCGGCGTGGACCATCGTGTCCGTGTCGCCCTTCTGACCTGCGACGGCAGCGATGGCGGCGTATTTGTCGACCGCAACACGGTAGTGCTGGATCATCTGGTAGGCGGCGCGCGCGGCGCCCTCGGTATCGCCCTTGTTCATCTTGAACTGGTAGAGCGCGCCGATCGCCGCCAGGTTGCGCGTGCTCTCACCCATCTGGTTATGCGGGTCGACGGCCTGCTTCAGCTTCGTCATATCGGCGAGCGGTGCCGCGTGGGCCCCCGTGGCGCGGGCTCGGGCCTGCGCTTGGCGGCCGGGGCTGGAGCCCACGGCAGCCATTTTGTCGAGGCCGAAGTGCTTCTCTTCGTAGGCATGGGCGGCGTCGATTGCGTCGTTGGCAGCAGCGCCACTGAAGCCAGGGCCAGTGGGCGCGGCTTGTGTCGGGGCCGCGCCGCCAACAGCGGCGACCTGGACCGGGCCATCAGCATCTTCTTCGTCGTCGTCGCCATCGACGGCGCCGCCGGCTGCGAAATGTTTGATCGGGCCGCCGGTCGCTGCTTGCTGCTGAGGGATGCCAGCCGCGTCTTCGGCGGGGTCGTTCTGACCTACAACCTGCGGTGCTGGCGCTGCGGGCACAGCCCCAGTGGCGGCTGGCGCGGGCGCGATAGGAGCGGGCGCGATAGGAGCGGGTGCGATAGGCGGGGCGCCAGGTACGGCGGTAGCTGCTGCTGCATCTTCGTCGGTTGGAGCGACGGGCTGTGCCGTGCCAGCCCTATCATAGGCCCCGGCCCTCGACTTCAGCAGGCGTCCAGTCAATGCGAGGTTTTGGTTTGTGAGTCTCTCGCCTTCCGCACGGCGCTCCCCGCCCTCGCCGGCCTCGTCAGCGTTCTTGGCAGCGATGGTGTCGAGCTGCGCCTGGAGGTAGCTCTTCTTCACCTTCTGATATGCGGCGTCGTCGGCGGCGCCGGCCATCTTCTGGCCGGCCTGGGCCGCGTTGATGAAGTCCTTCATTTCGGCGCCGAAACCCATAGCGAAAGCCTTTCGAGATTAAGCGGCGCGCTGCGCGGGGATGGCCCCTTGCGGCGTCGAGGTAAACGTCGGCTGCTGCTGGGGAGCATTGCCGACGGCCGGTTTGGCGGTGGCCGCTGCCGCCTGCTCGCGCGACTTGTCGATGAGCTTCTGGAAGTGCTCCTGGCCCTTCCAGGCAACGACATCCTTCGGCATGACGAACTCGCCCACTGTGAGTCTTGCGGGCACGTCGTCGACTGCTTGGCCGCGCGTCGGCGACGCTCCCGCCGGGATTGCGCCGCCGGGAGTTGCCTCTGAGCCAGCGGGTGCGATGGCGCCACCGACGGCGGCGTGCTGAAGGGGGACGACGGCGCCCCCTGTAGCCGAGAACGCTGTCGGGCCACCCGAATTGCCAAGCGTGATGCCGCCGTTACTGACGCTGCCGCCGGAACCAGCCATGGCGGCCTTCAGGCCAACACCCGCGACCATACCGAGCGCGGACCCGATGCCCGAGGACGCGGCGTTGTTCGCCTGCACGCCGGCGATCGTGTTCGCGTAGCCGGTGTTGATCGTGTTGGCTGCGCCGCTATCGGCGTTGCCGGCGAGGCCCGCGTACTGCACGCCCGTACCCTGCGCGCTGGCGCCGGTGTTCGTGGTCGTGTCCGCATCGTTGACGGCGCTTGTACCCGCCGCAGTGCCGGCGCTGGACTCGCTCGTTGCTTGGGCGGCGAGCGGCTGCGCGTCGGTGTAAACCTGCTGCTGCAACGCCCTGCCCGTCGCGTCGACGGTCTGGCCCATCGCGGTGCCGGCGGTCGCCTCGTTGGCGGCCTGCGTCATGCGCGTTCCGATATCCAGCGCGCCATACCTGGTACTCGCCGGATTGACGCCGAAGCCTTCGAGCGCCTGGGTCGAGTTGTTGCGCGCGGCGTCGGCGGCGGCGGCTTGGTCGGCGATCGCGCCGCCAACCTGCTGATCCTTGAACCCCTGATTGCTGTAGTTGTTCGCATCCGTCTGGAGCGTTCCGAGCGCCGGGGTCGCGGTGTTGTTGTAGGTGTTGAGGTCCGTGGCCGACTGCGCATTGAGCGCGTCCTGCTGCGTCAGCGAGTCGTTGACCGCGTCGTCGGTCGTGGCCTGGTCGGTGACGCCCTGCTGCTGCGCCCACGCGAGCTGGTTCGCGCTGTTGGTGGTATCGGTAGCAGCGGCGGTCTGCTGTGCGCCGGAGATCGCGCTGGTGTTGGGCGCTGCCGGAACGGAACTTTTGTCACCCATTGGACGCCCCTCGCGGCTTCAGTTTCAACCATCGGCAGTTTTCTCGCCGCATGGTCAGCACCAATAGGTCAGCGCCTATAAACGCATCGGCGATCCGCGCTTCTTCCTTAAAGCCAAGTTTCAAGTCGAACTCAAGCGCTTTACGGTTACTTGAAGGTACTTGAGCTATCAGCTTACTTACGTTCAATTGCTCAAAAGGATAGCTAAAGCTAATCCAAAGCATGTCGTTACTTAGCCAATGGGGATCAAAACCGGCCGCGTGGATACCAATACTTGCGCCCTTGAAGCCCTGATAAATTACCCCGCCAAGTAACTTTTCGCCTCTGACGTTGGCGATGACACGGTCGCAGGCCGGATTGAAGATGCAGCCGGCGCCCGCCGCGATCGCGTGCCCGTGCTCGGGGTTACCCGCTACGATCACTTCGTGGGCACCTGCGCGGCGGTGATAAGGCCCAGCGCCACAAGATCCTGCCAGGTCACCGCGGCGACGAGCGGCGAAGAGCGCTGGTGCGAATGGATCTCGAAGGCTTGCTTCAGCGCGAGCACGCTATCCCGCACGCTGGCGAGGTCGAGCTTTGGGTCGGGGATCGCGGGATACTTGGCTGCCATTACACGGTTCGCAGTTCTTTGTCGGAGGTTGCCATCTGCACGGACATGACGTTCACGTTCCCGGTCACGCCGATCTGCCAGTAGTCGGCTTTGAAGCCGCTCGGGATCTTCATCAGCTCGCCGGACGTCACCAGCTCGCGCGCCATCACGAGGGTCCCGTTGGCGTAGACGCTCACGATCCCGAATTGCGTCGGCTGTAGCGTCTGGGTAAGGCTCGTGTTGCGCGTCGCGGGCGTGCTTCCCACTGGCGCCCACGGGGGCAGCTCGAAGTAGACGCGCACGGCTGCGAAGTTCTTGCGGTCGAGGGACTGGAATTGTTTCGAGACCCAGTTGAACGGCACGCGCGGCGCGGTCTCGTTGGCGATATCCAGCCGATAGAGGTTGCCGTTGGTGATCATCATCGTCTCGCCCGACCACGGATCGTTGAAGACGTTCACGACAGGCGTGGCGCTGGTCAGCGCATTGAACGCGATGCGCGCGTTTGTCGGGTCGATGATCGCGCCGTTGTAGGCGCCGCTGTAGTCCAGCAAGTCGACGGCGGTCGGCTCCCACGCGGTGGGCTCAAACACGCCAGGCCTTGAGGATCCGAAGGCGTAGTAGGACACATCGCCGAGGCGCGACGCGCGCAGCGTGCTCGGCTGGAGATAGTTGTTCCAGTCGTCCTTGCCCATCAGGCCCTGCGTGATGCTCGACGCTGCGCCGTTGGCGACAAGGATGAGCCCGTTGGGCGAGGCGTAATAGACGCCCTCGGGCGATGAAATAATGCTTCCCCGCGACATGCAGGGCTCGAGCGAGGTCAAGGCGCTCAGCGTCATGCTCGCGGGATTGATGCCTGTGGCCACCATCGGGTAGCCCGCGGTGAGGACCACCAACGTCTGGTTGGTGACGCCGAGGCCGATGATCGGGTAGCCCACGGACAGCGTGTACTGCGCCGGCCACGCGTGCGGCAGATAGGGCTGGCAGAAATAGAGGCTGCTGCCGACGAAGCCCGCGAGCATCCCATTGGGGAGCGCCACGATGCCCTGGAGGTTCGTCGGCGGTGCAACGTAGGTGGTGCTCGGGAGGATGTTGTTCAGCGACACCACCGCATCGAGCGCGGCGTCCGCGTAGGTCGTGGCGCTGATGGCGACTTGCGCCACGAAGAAGTAGCTCGCGGCTGTACCCGAAGTGACGGTGCGATAGATATTCAGGTAGGCATAGTTGTACTGCGCAATGTCGCCGGCGGACGGCGGACTCAGCGTGAGGTTCCAGGTGCCGTTGGTGTAGCCCGTGCTCACAGGGGGCGTGCTCGGTGGCCCCTCTTCGCCGAACGCGGATACGAATGTCGTCGAGTAGGCGCGCGTCTCAGTGCCGCCGGTGCCGCCCGTGATGGAGGCGATGACGGCGGCGGCGGGCTGGTTCAGCCCCAACGAGTAAGGGGCGCTGCCGGCAAGGATGCGCGCCAAGGAGTTCACCTGCGGCACGCCGGTCGAAGATGCCCAGTAGTAGCGGGAGTAGGTATCGCCGACGATCGGAGACGGGATTACGTCCGTATTCGGATCGGGGAACTCCATGAACGTCGCGTTGTTGAAGTGCATGGTGTCGGCGAAGTTGGTCGGGATGCGAAAGACCTTCCCCGTGGCGGGGCTGTTCAGGACCTTCACAAGCGTCGGCGCGACAAGCCCCTTCAGCTCGCCCGAATAGAGCCAGCAGTTCTGAGACAAGGTCGCAGCATGATCAGGGATCAGACGAGAGTCCGTCGCAGGGGTCATCCCGCCGAACGCGTTGATCTTTACTGCGACCATCTCAGTTCAGGCCTTTTTTACTGGTAGTTCGCCAGCGCTTCGGCGCCGGCCTGGTGTTCGGCGAGCACGCGGGCCGAATGCTTCTTTGCGAACGAAGGCTGCGGGGCCACGGGGTCGGGCATGAACTCGAGCTTGCGCTCGCTCTTGACCACGACGGATGGAGCGGCTTCGGCGGGGGCCGGCGCGGGCGCGACGGTGGGCTTAGCAGTGGGGTAGACGGCCATAGGGTAGTTCTCCGGTTGTAGATTACTTGTGCTGTTTCTTGAGCCAGATGATGCCGAGGATCAGCGCGCGGACGATCTGGATGAACAGCCAGATGCCGCCGAGGATCGGTACGCATATGGCGAATACGGCCGACGTCGCGTGCAGCCACGGCAGCCAGAACGGGCTGACCAGCATCGCGGTCGCGACGGCGTCGGTGGCGAGTTCGCCATTGCTCGTGATCATTGCGGGCAGCCCAGGTTGCGGTGGTAGGCGTTGTGCTCGCGGACGCTAGCGATCGTCGGCAGCGTGTCGTGGCGCGAGTACCGTATGATCGGATCCACGCAGAGCACCTCGGTGTCAGTCACGGAGGTCAGGGTCCCGTCGGTCTGGCAGCCAGCGAGGGTGCTTGCGGCCAACAGAGCGAACAGCGTTAGTCCGCGCTTGTTTGACGACGACGAGAGTGCTCGCACGAGCGGCGTCCCACTGAGCCTGTTTACGATGTTCACCGATCGAAACTCCGATTGCAGTTGAGGTCATGACCACGATGACGACCAGCGCGGCCCAGATGAAGTCGATCCTGTGAACAGGCGAGAAGTACCAGCCAGCGAGACATGCGAGCAGCGCGACGCCGCCGATGCCGAAGTGCCAGATCAGTGGCCAGAGGCCGGCGAACTCAAACGAGATCCAGTTGAGGGTGGTGGTCGTCATTTCTGCCACCATGCTTTTTGGGTTGGCACCGCCTCGATTACTTTTGGGGTAACCTTCAGGTATGCCAGGCACATCTTCATGTCGTCGCGCCGGCGATTGATGAGGCCCTGGACAACTCTTCCGCGGGCGCGGATGTACCAGCCCTGGAGCGCTTCGCAGCCGCCGCGCACGTCGCCCGCGTTCATCTTGGCGACCATCGGTGATCGGCAGACGGCTGCGGACCCGGCGTTGTAGGCGGTGGTGATCATCGCGGCGCGGGCGCTATCCGGTAGCTCGACGTGGATGCACTTGCCGATCTCGCGGTCGTATTCGTCCGCCAGTCGAAGCTTGAGGCGGTTTTCCCAATAGGTCTTGTCGTGGGTCTCGCCGCAGTGGACGCCTTCAGTTTCGCCGTAGCCTCCGGTGCAGGGCTGGCCGGTGCCAACCGTGTCCCGCTTTACGGTCGGCCAGTAGCCCTCCGACTTCTCGACGGCCGGGACCACCATGGCGATGCTCGCGGCGCTGGCAATCGTGATCGCCCATTTGCGGGGAGCCTTCATTCGGGGTCCGCCTGCTTGATGAGGCGCGACAGCGGGATCAGCAGGACGTTGGCGAACACGCTGATGCCCAGCAGCAGCCAGGGATTGAAGACGTCGGTGAAGGCGCTAATCACGGCGCAGAGCCCGGTCAGGGCGCCGACGATCAGCGATACCCTGATCGACCAAAGCCGGCGGAAGTCTCGGCGCGCGTCGTCGATTAGTCGGAAGCGCGCACTCACAATTTCACCATCACGTTCCACGCGGCGGAGGCTGGCTGAAGAGCCGGCGAGGTCTGGGCCACGCCGCCGTTGAGCGACTGCACGGTGCCGGCCGAGGTGACGTAGCCGGTAGCTACCGGGGCGCCGACGTAGACGCCTCCCGACAGGGCGTAGTAGGGGCCGCTTGCGGACGCGATGCCTCCGGCGATGCCGCCGGAGCCGGTGACGAGCGACGAGTTGAGCGCGAGGCTGGTGTAGACGGCCGAGCCCGTATATGTCGGCGCTACGTTTGGAAGGTCGCTGCGCTGGAGCGTCAGCGTGTTGGACCCAAAGGCGGTGCCGAGCAGGTTGGTGGTGTTGGCGCTGACGAGCGCGCGGCCGAGCTGCTTGGGCAGCGACATCTGGCAGCCGGCGGACCACGCCGCGGCGGCCGACCCCTGTGCTACGCGCGTCGAGGCAGCGCCTGCGCTGGTGAGGACCGGTGCGCCGGCATCGGAGACGTTGGTGTACAGCAGCGTGAATAGGGCTTGCGTGCTCGGGTCGGCAAAGTTCGTTGCCCCGGAGCCCGTGTTTCCGATGGTGAGGTCATTCATCATGACCCAGCCGGGGTCGGCCACGGTCTTGAGGGTGGGCTTGCCATCGCCGGTGGAGGACAGCCCGATGAGAGCCGCGAGCGCGCTGGCGCTGGCAGCGCCCAGGAGCGTCGCCATGAACGTCGATAGCGGTATTTGCTGGATCGCGGCGTTACCGCTGGTCAGGTTTCCCAGCAGCATGTTGCCGTCGCACTTGATGATGTGCTGGTCGTTCCAGTTCGACGGCTGGATCAGCGTCAGATCCGTGCCGTTGCCCTTTGCGGATACAAAGTTGTGAGCGAGCGTAATACCCAAGGAACAGCTCCAAGCTGAGTGCTGGCACTCTGCTTAGCAGCCGTTCGGTTTCACCGTCGTCTCATGCGGCGCGCTAGTTTGCCTGGGGGGTGCGAACGATAAAGAGGATCGCATCCTCCTTGGTCTGGCCGCCCGACGAGGCCATCGTGACCAGAGCCGTATATGTGCTGCCCGCGATGCCGCCGGAAGCATAGAATACGATGCCTGTGGCGGCGGTATTGAGTGCGATACCGGTGATTATGACAGGCGATGCATCTTGTGGCGTTACCGTAAACGAGGTGGTGCTGACCAGCTCGCCAGCATCCAGCCAGTTCGAGTAGTCAATCGTGTACCGCTTGACGTCGACCGGCGCCTTAAAATATTTTCCAAGTGCGGATGCCATTAGGCCACCCTCCTTCGTGGTTCGGCTGTCATCGAGTTGTATTCGGCCGACACTACCATGTCGTTGTTTTCGCCATCGCTATATTGTGCCTCGGCAACTATCATGGCGCGGTCCTCGTACGCCGCTGCCGCTTGGCGGTCTTCGTAGGCGACGTAAATTAGTTCGGGGTTGCCCAGAACGGTGAGTTGCAGGAAACCTAGCTTTGCGGAGGAACCGGCAAAATAATAGGCCCCGCCGACAGACCCCAGCGCGACAACCGTCCCCGCGGCGATCCCTGTTACGCTGTACGACCCACCGAGCGCAATTTCGCTAGGACTGAATTGCGCGGCGTTGCCGGCCTCGGCGTAGCTTGTGCCGAGTGGCGGGAACCATGTCGAGAAAGCCGCGCCGCTGCCTGTTTCGGCGTAAGTGGTCCCTGCTGGAGCGAACCTTGTGCCAAACGCCGCGGCGTTGCCGGTAAGCGTGTACGTCGCGCCAGCCGCCGCTTCAGACGTCAAGAACGCCGCGGCGCTGCCTGTGTCGGCGTAAGTGGTCCCTGCTGGCGCGAACCTTGCGCCAAACGCCGCAGCGTTGCCGGTAAGCGTGAATGTCGCGCCAGACGCCGCTTCAGACGTCAAGAACGCCGCGACCCTGCCTGTTTCGACGTAAGCGGTCCCGAGACCGCTAAGGACTGTATTTGTCGCGGCTGTTGTCGGGTTCTGGCCGAGGGCCCACCGGCCAATCGCGTCGAAACCGAGCAACGACATTTTAGGTCACCGTGACGTTGAGCGCGCTCGCGATCGCCGTCATGCGCGCCTGGCCGAGGACGGTCACTAGGGCAGACCAGCCCGCCAGGAAGCGCGCGTTGGTGACAATCATGGGGCCGCCCTGCGCTTGGAGCGCCGACCAAAGCAGGCCGAACGAGGGGTTCGCAGTGATTGCAGTCGTGATCGCCGAGTAGTCAGCGACCGTGAACTGTGCGATCAGGTCTTGCGACGCAACGGTTTGCGGGACAACCGAGTTTAGGAACGCCAGCACGGTCGGATCGGTCGCGGCAATCTGCGTAACCGGGAAGGACTGCGGATTTGCGAAAACCCCCGTGATGGTCACGCCATCGGCGGCGTAGGTAACGTAAACGGTCTCCATTGTCAGGCGTCCCTTCCGCGATGGTCCACATAACCGAAGGTCGCGACAACGAGGGTTGTACTCGCAAAATTGGACCGCGCGCGAATTTGCCCGGATGTGTTCGTTCGAATTTGAACGGTCGCAAACGCTTCGAGATTCGGAGAGCCCAACAAAGTGCCGACTCCGGCGGATGCGCTCGGCGCTTGGTCTGATTCATCGGGACTGCTAAGCAAGAGCAGAACGTAATTGCTAGCATTGTAAGCGTTCGCACGAACCTTCACATCCACCTTTAATCCGGTCGGAACATTCATCGAGTAGGTGGTTGCGGTCGCGCCAAGGGCGGTAGTGTTAATATCGGTCGTTGATGTCGAATAATTGAAATCGTCGCCGCTCTGCACGAACGCAACCCAATTGCTCGATCCATCGGTTTTCATGGAACCGATGCGGCGAAACAGCGTGTAATTCGTTGGCATCGTCGGCGCCGTTGCGCTCAACGAAAACAGCACGTCGACCACGCCCGTATCTTCGCGCTTGATGATATGGACATGATACCAGGTCGAGACAGCGACCGTGCCGGTGTCGAGGGCGCCGACTCCGGTCCCAAGTGCCCACGCCGAAGTCGTCTTGGTGTAGGCCGTCGCCAACATCATCAAATCGGTCGTGGTGCTATCCGCTGTAATGCCAGCAGCTATCCCGAACGTCGCCGATGAACCGGCCGCCGAAAGCGTCAAACCCGCGAGGTAACTGCGCAGGACGATGGGCGACAAGTCTTCCATCAGCGCGACAACGGCCACCTGCGGAACGGTCGAAAAATTGATCAGCGTGCCGGCGCCCGACTGTCCGGCTGCGGTCCCGGTCCCGAGCGAATTGTAAAGAACCACGGTTCGCGGGATTGTGCCGGTCGATGAATTGTAGACGCCTTGCGAAATTTCCCACTGCGACAAGTCCGCGCTTACTGCGTAGACCTTATACGGCAAGCCGTTTTGCATATTGGCCAGCGACGGGCTTTGACAGCCAGCGACGGCCGTCGAGTAGACCCAAGAGGTCGTTCCGCCGAGTGTCGGATTGAAGCGGCAGAGATCGACGACGGCCATAGGGCGCCCCTTACGTGATCGTCAGGATTGGCGCGGGAAGCGAAATGGTGAACGTGTTGCCGTTGGTCAGCGTGATCGGTCCGCCGTAGTCCCACCAGCCGATCAAGCGCCCCGACGTGCTGTTGTAGAGCAGCGCGTACTCGAACGGTCCAATGCTGCCGCCCGAGGCCGTCCAGGCCGGGTTGGTGCCTCCCGCAAATGAGAATGTGCCCGCCGAGTCGGCCCCCGTGATCGTGCCGATGGTTGTCCCGCCGGCGGTGTAGCCGTTTGCGGTCGCCAGATCCGCGGGCGTGTTGTAGGTGGTGTTCGATGCCAGCGGCAGGGTGTTGGTCAGATAGACCTTATAGACCTGCGCCGTACCAGTGTTCATGAGGTGCTGGCCGTTGGCGACGTCCCCGGTGAAGCACTGGAACTTATTAAATGCAGCCATTTGTAGGGGCTCCTGTTATTGGCGGCGCGTGGTGGCGAATGCCTGCGGGAATTGCCAGTTCTGGCCGTTGTTTACGTTCTGGTGGAGCGCCTCGTACTTCGCGCGCTGAAGGAACTGGGCGTACTTTTGATGGTGCATCTTCGCCAAGGCAGGGTTCGAGTACGGCTTCGCCGGCTGCACCATCATGCGTGATACGACGCCGGCCAAAATTCCAAGGGCGTATTTGTCCAGCACCCAGGCCGGAAACTCCGGGAAGCCGGCGTTGGTGCCCGAGGCTGCGACCGGATCGTCCACCGTCAGCGACACCGTCGCCGTGTAGATCGCGGTGTTGCCGGGAGATAGCTGGAGGATGATCTCGCCCGGCGTCGCCATCGCCCCGGTCACGGGGATGTTGTTGTCGTCGACGATGCCAATCAGGCGCGTGATGTTGGAGACGCTCGACTGTTCGATGTAGTAGATGACCGCGGTGTCCGCGGCGGGGGCGCCGAGGTAGGCCGTGTCACCAGCGGTTACCTGGAAAGTAATGTCTTCCTGCCAGATGTTGGTGCTCTGGAAAAAGTCATCCAGCACGTTGAACAGCTCGAGCTGCAAGGCCGTATCGAGCGCACCCGGAAGGTGCACGCGGCAGTTGGTCATGAGGCGTGTGAGGTCGAGGCTCGCCACCGGTTATCCCGTCGAGATAAGTGAGGCCTTGAAGTCGGCCATGAGCGCGATCGCGCGGCTGTCCTGGGTGTCTTCCTCGTCGCGCAGCTGTGCGTGGCCCACCATGAAGTGGACGATCGGCAGCCGGTACATCGCGTCGATGGGCACCGCGGTGGTGTCGTTGTTCAGGAAGTATGGGATCGCGGACGACGCCAGGCCGAGGAACAGATCCGCGCGCAGGCGGTACGCACTCTGCATCGCCATGTTGAGCGTGGAGAGTAGTTCCGTGTCGGCGTAGCGATAGGGCGCGATGACGTCTTGCAAGAGCGTCCGCGACTCGACGATGTACTGGCTGACGTTGTCGAGCATGGGGCTCCCGCCTCGAAAGAGGTGGGTGGCGGGATTATCCCGCCACCCGGATCAGTTAGCCGGGGATGATGATCGCCTGGGCCAGCGCGGTACCGTCGACGACCTTGTAGCCGAAGACCTGAAGGCCGCGCATGATGGTGCCGAAGGTCATCTCGGACCGGAGCGTCTCCATCTTCGTCATCTGCGATGCGAACGTCAGACCGTGAGCGTGGCCGGCGTACATGGCGAACTCGCCCGCAGCCAGGCCGCCCGCGATGCCGTTCGGCAGCAGGTTGGACGTGTAGAGCGTGAACCGATCGACCATGCCGATCCGGCCGTTGCGCAGCATCGACTGCCCGTCGCCCGTGAGGTAGGCCTCGCGGAGTTCGGAGCTCTTGATGAGCGTCGCGGCCCACGCCGGAAGAACAACCCATCGGCCGTTTTCCGGGATGTTGCGCTCGTCCAGGGTCTGACCCAGACGCAGGATGGCATCGACAACTTCGACCTTGCCGACCGCGGGGGAGCGGTTGACGATGGCGAGCGGGGTCGAGCCCGAGACGCCGAGGTTGATGTTGCCCGAGATCGCGCCGGCGGCGCCGCCACGGTTGGTAACTGCGGCGGCGCCGTTGAGGATGCCCGCCAGCACATTGGTGTCGATGACGATCTTCATCTGCTCGCCGGCATCGTCCGACCACATATTCAGCAGGTTGAGGTCGGTCTGCACCTCCATGACGTCGTCCAGGATGGTGTTGAAGTACTCACCCTGGTTGATCAGCAGAGAGATCATGTTGCCGGACGGACGCTGAAGCGCCAGCGCCTGGTCGGCGGAGTAGCTCGAGATCGTGATCGTCGGCTTGGTGCGGATGTTGACCGTATCGCCCTGGTTCTTGATCTCGCCCTGATAGTCGGTGTTCGAGATCGCGGCCAGCACGGTGCTGGCGTAGAACTTCTCGATCAGCTTGCCGGACCAAATGGTCGGAATGAAGCCGGTCGAGGCGAGGGTGTTCGCGGTACCGCCTACGGGATAGAGGGTACCGCCGGATGCTACTGGAAAGGTCACTGGGTTTCAGCTCCTGAGAGAAGGGTTACCTGACCCGCCCTTCCCTCTGCGCCTCGAAGATCTGAGCCTCGATGCGATTGTACTCCGCCTCCTTGCCCCGGAATTTTCCGCGACTCGAGTCAGCGTAGAACTGAGAAATTTGGGCGGTTGTGAAGGTGGGCTTCTCAACAGGGGCGCCAGAGGCCGCTGCTGTCTTTGCTCTGCCCGGTGCCGCGAAGGTGTCTAGCGGGATCTTGCCATCATCGGCAGGAGCCGGCGCACCGGTAGTTGCGGGAGCCAGGGCAGCCTCTTGAGCGAGGAAGCCGTTGAAGAAGGCGAGCACCCGAGGGGTATCGTTCCGCTCGTAAGCTGCCGTCAGCAACTCGTGTCGTATAGCACCCGAAAATGGATCTTGCAACTTCAGCCACGAATGAAATTCGGGCATGAAGTTTAGTTCGCGCCAGGACGAACATTTTTCGTCCAATGATACTTCCATGTTATGTCGCGCGGTCACTTTCGCCGCTTCGGCATTGCCGCCAAGCTGCGCCTTGAGGCCGTCGAGCTCGCGCTTCATCTTGGCCATCTCGGGCGTCAGCTGTTCGAGAGCCTTCTTGCCGACCACGGTCAGGAACTCCGCGCCGTACTCGCCGACTTCTTCAGCCGACAGCAGACTTGCAGGGTTCAGATCGGGCGACAGCTGCGCCGGCGGCGCCGCTTCGAGTTGCGCCATGCGCGCGGACATGGTCGCAATCTGGTCGCTCATCGAGCGAATGTTGTTCTGAGAGGCGTCGAACCTCCCCTTCATCGAGTTGTACTTGTGCTCCCAGCTGACTTCGGCGTTACCCGCCGGGGTAACATCCGCGGGCGCCAGGGGCGCGGCGGTAGCGGTTGGCTCAGCCGGCGGAATGTTGTTGGCGGCGTTGAAGGCTTCCTGGGCGGCTTCGGCCTGGCGGCGGATCGCTTCGGGGACCTTTACGTTCGGGTCGATCGGGGGCGGGGTGGCCATAGTCAAGTCTCCGTATCGCGCCACATGCGGCTAGAGCGGCAGGCGGGGCTTCTGGTTGAGGTTTTTTTCGATTTTTTCAGCGGTGGTTCTGCACTCAGCGAGGATCTTACGGAGTGCGACGCAAGCCTGGGCGCGGCCTTGCGCGGCCGGGAGGGAAAGAGCATCCGCGGACACGCATTCGTCGCGCTTGCCGTCGGTGTAGGAAGTGAGGGCCGATATGAAATCTGCGAACTCGGGCGGGGCGCGGCTGGCGAGACGAGCTGCCGCAATGACGAGATCTCGATCGCTCAAGACACGTCCCCGCTGGTGTCGGGCGGGCTCATGCCGAGGATGCTCTTGGCTCCGAGGCCGCCGGCACCCGACGGCGTCAGCTTCGCGTACTGGCTCAGCGTGTGCTGGCCGGCGGCGAGCGTGGAGAGCGCGGCTCGGTGAGGGAGCAACTCTTCAGTTGCTCCCTTACCAACGTGGTGCGTGACACCGGGGATCCGCGCCATTAGCCGTATGAGGCCGTGACGGTTGGGCCGGAGACTTGCATGTCGCCGCGCGGACGCGGGACCACAAGATACTGCCCCTGGGTCTTGGCGGTATCGGTCAGGGTGCCGATGAACTTTCCGGTCGCGTCCGTGATGAGGTCGAAGTATTTCTTCGCCACGAACTCGGTGAGGATCGCTCCGCTCGCGCCGGCGACGAGATCGCCACTGAACGCTGCGGCGGTGAGGTTGGCGCCCACGGCACTGGACGAGAAGTACGCCGCGAGGTTGAACACCGCGGCCACGTTGTTGCCCTGAGCGTCAACCACTTGGATGGTGTAGATGCACGTATTCGATCCGCCGACGCCGGGGGCAAACGAGATAACAGTCCCCAGCTCGCTCCATTTGAGGATTTCGACGATCGCCTTCTCCGCGTCTTCGTGGTCGACGCGCGTCCGGACAGTTGCTCCGATAGTCATAGTCGTAGTCTCCGATCAGGATGTTGGGTTAGCGGGCCGCGGTTGCGCCAGGCTTCGCGGTGCGGGTCTTCGCAAACCCGTACATCTTGGTGGTGCCGCCCTTGGCAAACTTGCCGCCGGCGCCGGACTTCGTGGACGTGATACCCGGCTTCTGGGTGCCAGCGTGCTGCTTGCCGAACATTTTGGTCGATCCGCCTTTGGCGAACGACGGGCTGCTGCTCTTCATCTCCTTAGTCTTCGCCATAGGTCTCTCCTGTTGTTGGCGTTAGCCAGCGCCGCCAGCGATGCGGGTCCGCGGACCCATATCCTTGGTGACGGTGGATTTCTGCTGGTTGCCCTGCGCCTGCGCGCCGGCGTCTGCCATCTGCTGCTGCGCGGCCTGGGCCTGCTGTTGTTCTTTGGCCTTGAGCTCGTCGTCCGACGGCACGATGTCGTCGCCGGGGATGCCGATGCCCTGCGCAACGGTGCGCAACACCTTGGCGCGGCCCGTGACGCCCATGATCCCCATGTCGATCGGGTTCGCGGTGGCCTGGAGAAATTCCTGTTGGCGGGAGCGCTCGGTCTCGCGCTGGATCGCGACGTTGACGCCCATCACCCGAATGCTCTCCTCTCCGGTGAGCATGCCCGAAGTGTCGGTGAGCATGATCATGTCGAACAGGTTTCCCAGCAGCGGGTCAAATACGTCGCGATCGACGTTGGCGGCGACCGTCTGCAAGATCTTCGAGGCGTTGCCCATCAGCATCGCCAGGCCGGACGCCGTGCGCCCTGCCCCGCCGCTGGTGTTGCCGCTCATATATTTCGGGATGGCGCTGAGCTCGTCCGCCATGTCCGAGAACTTCTGGTAGACCGCAATCAGCTCCTGCGAGTTTGACACGGGCTGGAAGAAGTCCACTGGCTTCTGCGAGGAGTTCGCCATGGGGTCGGACGTGACCCTCCACCGCTTCCACGGGTAGATGTCTTCGCCGTCTTCGTCGGGAGCCAGACGATCGGTGTTGACCACGACCTGGGGTCCAGATGCGATCGACAGGTTGTTCACCAGCGTGCGCAGCGTGGCGTTCATGACCTCGCCTATGTCGCTGAGGATGTCAGGAAGGCCGTTGCCCACCGGCGTGCCGGGAACCTTCTCGAAGGACGTGATGTAGTACGGGTGCCGCTTGCGGGGGCTCGGCGCCAGCTGCACCTTGATGATGTAGCGGCCGATCAGCCAGGCCTGGACGAAGTAGTCGCGCAGCGGATCGGGGATCTGCTTCGCGGTCATTCCGTAGTCGAGGAGCATCTGGCCCTGGATGTTGCCGTGCAGCTCGAGGCAGGAGATCAGCCCCGACTGGTTCATCAGCGGGTTCTCGCGACTCTCGTTGGTCGCGCGCTCGGCGTCCGTCATGTCCCAGTCGTCGTTGAGGCCGCCCTTACCGTAGTCCTCGAGGACGTGGCGGATGTTCTCGGTGTTGTAGCCCGGCAGATCCAGGAGATCGTTCAGGTCAGCGCGGGTCAGCCGCGTGCGCTCGATGACAGTGGCGTCCTCGATGTCGCCGACGCCCGGTGTCCACCAGACGTCGAATGGCGATACGCGCATCCAGAAGAGCCGTGGCTTCTGCTGGACGTTGGCTCTGCCTCCGCGCCAGTCGACCGTGGGCACGATCCGCACGACGGGGCCCTTGATGCAGGCGAAGGGGAACAGTGGGAGGTCGACCAGGAACTCGGCGAGAGCCTTGTAGAAGTTGCCCTCAGTCAGCAGCTCGTCGATCTTGTCCTCGGAGATTTTTGCCTGGGCGCCGGCGCGCTTCTTGGCGGCGCTCAGCGCGGCGCTCATCAGATCGAGCGTGCGGTCGCGAATGGCGTTCACGTCCGGCGGCTTGCCGGCCTTCGCATTGGTCTGGCACTCGACGCCGACCAGCTCCTGGATCGCGGCGATGATCTCCGGCGGGATGGCCGGATCCTCCGAAGGGTCAAGCCCCCACGGGCGGTCGGGAGAGAGATAGACGTCCCTGAGCAGGCTCGTGGCGCCGCGGCATTTCATGGCGATAACACGCGCGAAAACTTCTGAGCCGCCAAACTTCTTGATGTCGGCGAGCTTCGTCGCGTCGTAGTTGCCGTTGAACGTCCGCAGCGCAGCGAGCAGTCGCTCGGACCAGCCAGCGACCGCGTTGTTGCGGTGCTGCTTCATGATGTCGAACTGCGTTCGGATATGCCCGGCGAGATTACTCAGCGCGACGGGATCAGTGGCGCTCTGCTCAGCAGCCGCCTTCGCTTCGTCCTGCGCTTTGATCGCGGCATTGAGCTGCCCCGGCGGGACCACTCGAAGAAGACCGCGTCCCTGAAAATCGTTGGCCATACGCCGTCTATAGAGTATAGCCGGATGGTCGACAAACTATATATGGTATCATGAAAGTATAATGGCCACCACAACTATTACATCGCCGAGCTTGAGCAACAACAGCATGGTAAAGCTGGCTCGCGAAATTGCGATGGATATTCACCCTCTCGAAACTATACTTAAACAGTACTCGATCGACGCCCAATCATGGCTGTCTCTACAGGCAAACCCGAAATTCATTCAGCTGCTTTCGAGCCAGGTTGAAGAGTGGAATGGGGCCTCAAACACCCACGAACGCGTCCGCGCAAAGTCAGCGGCGATGCTCGAGGAGTGGTTGCCCGAACTAAATAATCGCCTGCACGACGCCGACATTGGTCTCCCTGCGAAGGTCGAGGCCGGAAAAATGTTGGGTCGCATGGCCGGCATCGGCGTCCCCAACGTCGACGGCGCGAGCGCCGGCGAGCGCTTCACCGTGACGATCAATCTCGGCGAAGACCACAAGCTGAGTTTTGAGAAGCAGTTACCCGCGAAGGTAATTGATCACGACCCCGACGAGTAAGTGATCTCCCGAAGCCAGTACCTGAAGAACTGGCGGAAGAACAACGCCGCGCGCATTCGCGCCTACGACAGGCTACGGGCGCCGATGTTGGCGGATCGCCGCCTCCAGCGGCGGTACGGGATCACGACGAAAGAGCGGAACCGGATGCTGCGGCTGCAAGGCTACCGCTGCGCCGGCTGCCGCAAGAAGAAACAGGGTCATTGGCACACCGACCACTGCCATCGGACGGAACAAGTCCGAGGCATCCTGTGTCGCCCTTGCAACCTGGCACTCGGTTTTGCCCGCGACGTACCGTCCACGCTCCGTCGTCTTGCTGACTATCTTGAGAAAGACCACGGATGAGCGTCATCAATTTCACGGCGCCGCCGACAGGTGCGCGCTTCATGAAGAGCGCGGCCTTCGGGCGGTTGCTCGCCGGTCCAGTGGGTTCGGGCAAGACCATCACCTGCCTCTTCGAGCTCTTCCGACGCTCTTGTGAGCAGGCCAAGGCGCCGGACGGCTACCGTTACACGCGGTGGGCGATCGTTCGGCAGACGCTGAAGCAGCTGAAGGACACGGTCCTGAAGGACATCACTACCTGGCTCGATGGCATGGCCACGTACAAGGTCTCGGAGAATACCATCTACGTCACGATCGGCGACGTGAGGTCTGAGTGGATCCTGATCCCGCTGGACAACATCGACGATCAGCGAAGGCTGCTCTCCATGCAGCTGACCGGTGCGTGGATGTCGGAGTCGATCGAGATGGACGTGGCGCTCGTCGACGCGCTCGCCGGCCGCCTCGGGAGGTATCCCTCCGCGCAAATGGGTGGCGCCACTTGGTTCGGCATGATCGCCGACACCAATATGCCCAGCGAGGGATCCGACTGGCACAACTTCATGGCGGTCAACACGCCTATGGATTGGCAGATCTTCATCCAGCCGGGTGGCCTCGAGGAGAGCGCCGAGAACCTCAACTGGCTCACGCAGACCAGCGAGACGCTCAAGCTACCCCTGGATGATCCGCGGCGGATCGCCCAAGGCAGGCTTTACTATGAGCGCCTGGCGCGCGGCCGCGGTACCGACTGGGTGCTTCGTTACGTGCACGCCAAGTACGGCAACGATCCGAGCGGCACCGCTGTCTTCCGCGAAAGCTTCAATCGCGGCTTTCACGTCGTCAAGGATCTGCAACCGGTCTCAGGCCATCCTCTTATCGTTGGTCAGGACTTCGGCCGGGACCCCGGCAGCATCATCTGCCAGCTCGACCACAAGGGCCGCCTCCTGATCCTGGAGGAAGTCGCCGCCGAAGACGTCGGTCTCGAGATGCACATCGAGCAGGCGCTGCGGCCGGCGCTAATGGACCCGCGCTACCTGGGTAAGCCGATCGCGATCGTGGGGGATCCATCCGGGATATCGAAGTCGTCCATATATGAAGAGACGACGTTCGATGTTTTGAAGCGCATGGGGTTCATGGCGTTCCCCGCGCCCACCAACGACATCGACCCTCGACTTCGAGCCGTTGAAGCGTTCTTGCTCGCGCAGCGCGACGGCGGACCAGCGATCATCTTCGATGAAGACCGGTGCCCGACGTTGATCCAGGCGATGGCCGGCGGGTATCGTTATGCCAAGACGCGCACCGGACAGCGCAAGCCAAAGCCGGACAAGAACCAGTACTCGCATATCTCGGATGCTCTTCAGTACGCGTGCTTGAGCGCGCACGGCGGAATGCAGGGGTTGTTCGCGCGCCGCATGGCCGGTAAGGCGACCTCGACGCGCCCCAAGATGACAGCTAGCAGCTGGACTTAGTTCTTCAGCGTGTCCGTGTAGTCGCCACCGTCATTGGCGGCGTTGGCGAAGCGCACGTTGAGGAACGCCACCGCGCCCAATGCTTGAGTCACGATCTCGGCGGAGGAGTCGTTCGGCTCCCAGGTCGTGATGGCGACGCCGCGTTCGTCGACGACGGCCACGGCGCCAAAGCGTACTCGCCCGGCCTTGGCCGCATGCAGCATGCGCTCGAACATCCTGACGATATCGGGATCCGGTGCGGCGGTTACTTCGGGGGTTACCACCTTCGGTTTGAACGGCAGGATGGTCGCGGTGTCGTTGAGGGTATCGTCGTTCATTTCAAAGGTCCTTCGTCCAGTAGAGGGCGTTTGGGAAGCTCCAGGGGTATATCGGGCTGTACAGTCGGTAGCCCGCGGCGATGATGTTGTTGGCTGAGTAGGGCCTGTTATGGGTGTCGGTTACGATGCGCTTCCAGCCAACCCGGCGGGCCTTACCCTCGAACGCTCGCATTAGGCGGAGTTGGAGCTTGTTGCCGCGGTGCTGCTCGAGGATCCCGACGCGCGAGAAGTACCCGATGCCGTCATCTAGGATGGACTCGCCCACGCCGGCGAAGCCGATCGGCTCGTCCTCGAAGTAGGCCAGCCACCAATATCCCTCACTGAAGTCGGCCATAGGTTCATGCGGGCCAAACGTCCGAAGGTGCAGCGA